CATTTTGCCGCGTGAAGAGGCTGATAAGGCCGAGGCCACCATCCTGAGCAGCATCATCCCCTGCGTGTTTGAGCAGAACGAATTTGAGCGCACCTATTCCGATACGGCCTGGCAGAAGCTGAAGACAGGCACCGGGGTTTACAAGGTAGTCTGGGATCAGAACAAGCTGAACGGCCTGGGCGATATCAGCATCAACAAGGTGAACCTGCTGAACCTGTACTGGGAGCCGGGCGTGACGGATATCCAGAACAGCCGGTACTTCTTCCACACCGAGCTGATGGATAAAGACCTGCTGGAAGAGATGTACCCGCAGCTGGAAGGGAAGCTGAACGGGCAGAATTTCCTTTCCACCAAGTTTCTGTACGATGACGCGGTGAGCACGGACGGCAAGGTGACCGTGATCGAGTGCTACTACCACAAGTATTTGAACGGCAAAAAGACGCTGCAGTACGTGAAGTACGTGAACGATCAGGTGCTCTACGCCAGCGAGAACGAGCCGCAGATGGCGGCGCGTGGCTTCTACGATCACGGCCTGTACCCGTATGTGTTTGACGCGCTGTTCCCCATCGAGGGCAGCCCGTGCGGCTATGGGTACGTTGATCTGTGCAGATCGCCGCAGACCACCATCGACATGCTCAACACCGCCTTTACCGAGAACGCGATGGCCGGCAGCATTCCGCGCTTCTTTGAGCGCGTGGACGGCGGGATCAATGAGGACGAATTCCTGGATCTGACCACCCGGATCGTGCATGTGAACGGCGGCCTGGGCGAGAACGATCTGCGCGAGATCCCGCACCAGAGCCTGGACGGCATGTACGTGAGCTACATGGACAGGGTGATCCAGGAGCTGCGTGAGACGAGCGGCAACACGGAGACGGCCACCGGCTCCAGCAGCCACGGCGTGACCAGCGCCAGCGGCATCGCCGCCCTGCAGGAGGCCAGCGGCAAGAGCAGCAAGGACGCCACGCTCAGCGCCTACCGGGCGTACACCCAGCTGGTGAATCTCACCATCGAGCTGATCCGGCAATTCTACGATATGCCCAGGCAATTCCGCATCATCGGCCAGCGCGGTGCGGAGCACTTCATCACCTACAGCAACCAGAACCTGCAGCCCCAGGCGCAGGGCCAGGCCTTCGGCGTGGACATGGGCTTCCGCCTGCCGGTATTCGATATCAAGGTATCGGCGCAGAAGAAGAACGTGTATACAAAAGTGGCGCAGAACGATCTGGCCATCCAGTTTTTCCAGCTGGGTTTCTTCAACCCGCAGATGGTGGATCAGGCGCTGATGTGCCTGGACATGATGGATTTCGATGGCAAGGACGCCGTGATCCAGAAGGTGGAGCAGCAGGGCAGCATGTACCAGAAGCTGATTCAGTACATGCAGCTGGCGCTGCAGCTGGCGGCCAAAGCGGCGCCGGAGATGGTGCAGGGGCTGAGCCAGGACATCATGCAGACGATGGGCGTACAGCCCTCTGCGATGGCCGCAGCGGCGCCTGTGAGCATGCCGACAGGGGAAGCGGAAGGGAAGGAACATCCCTTTGTCGAGCGGGCAAGAGCGCAGGCGGCGAATGCCGGACAGCCTGACGGCGGAGAGGTACAAAGCAGATGATCGAAGCGATCTATGACCGGAAGAAACTGACCGTGGCCGTGACGGGGCACGCACGCAGCGCCGAACCCGGCAAAGACCTGATATGCGCGGCGGCCACCATCCTGGTATATACGCTGGCAGGCAACGCGGAGAGCCTGGCGGAGGATCATTCCCGGTTCCACCACCCCAAGATCACCCTGGAGGAGGGGAACGCAAGCATCCGCGTGCGGCCCATCGGCAGCATGAAGGCCGTGGCCACGGTGATTCTGGACGCGATCTGCGCCGGATTCGATATCCTGGCGAAACAGTACCCGGAGAACATCTGTTACAAAGTGGTGGGTTAGAAATTTCAGAAGCGATTGCTCTATGATGAAGATGCTTCATGTTTCTCTCCTTTTTATGGCCTGCCGGCGGGCCGATAATCCACCGGCACCTTGCCGATGTAGCTCAAGAGGCAGAGCGGCTGATCTGTAATCAGCATGTTGCGGGTTCGATTCCTGCCACCGGCTCCATACCCCCTATTCGACTCGCCGGACGTAAGCGGCAGATTTAAGGAGGGCATATGATTTTTGACAAATGGCGGTTCCTGCAGCTCTTTGCCGGAGAAGGCGGAGCAGCCGGCGGGGACGGCGCAGCGGCAGGCGCTGACGGCGCGGCCGCGCAGACGGGCGTAAATACTCCTGACGCCGGGGAGGCTCGCTTGAGGGAGCTGGGTGTGCCTGAGAGCGTGCTGCAGAAAAGGGCGAACAGACGGGGCAGCCGGGCGCAATCCGCCGCACAGACGGCGCAGGAAGCGCAGCCGGCCCCGGAACAGCAGGCCGCCGCTGCTGAAGAAACTGCACCTGAAGAGAGCAATACCGAAAAAGCAGCCACCGAAAAGCCGGCCCGCATGACCTGGGATGAGATCATGGCGGATCCGGAATACAACCAGCAGATGCAGCAGACGATCCAGGCCAGGCTACGCACCGCGAAAGCTGCCGAGGATCAGATGAGCAAGCTGGCGCCGGCCATTGAATTGCTGGCCCGCAGGTACGGGCTGGACGCCAGAAACCTGGACGCGGACGCCCTGACCAAGGCGATCAATGACGATGACACGTACTATGAGGATAAAGCCCTGGAAATGGGCGTGCCCGTAGAGACGGCCAAACTGATCGACAAGAACGAGCGGGAAGCGGCGCGGCTCCAGGAGCAGCAGCGGCAGGCCCAGGAGCAGCAGATGTTCCAGGAGCACATCCGGAACCTGCAGCAGCAGGGCGAAGAGCTGAAGAAGACCTTCCGAAACTTCGACCTTGCCACCGAGCTTCGCAATCCTGCATTCGCCCGCATGACTTCTCCCGGCGTGGGATTGAGCGTAGAGGACGCCTACTACGCCGTGCACCGTAAGGAGATCCAGACGGCGAGCATGCAGGTGACAGCGCAGAAAACGGCGCAGCAGATGGCCAACGCGATCCGGGCCGGGCAGAACCGGCCGGTGGAAAACGGCACTTCGGCACAGGCTCCTTCCGTGACGAGTTTCGACTATTCGCACGCCAGCCGCGAGCAGCGGGAAGCGCTCAAGCGCGAGATCCGCCAGGCGGCGGCGCAAGGGAGGAAGATCTACCCCGGACAGAGGTAGGAAGTATTCCTCCCGTAACAAACGAGAGGAGTAAAAAACCATGATTGAATTCCTGCAGATGTTTGCCGATGTCGGCACGCTGGTCAACGCGACCGGCAATTACGTGAACGCCTACACAGGCTCTACAACCGACTTTGATACCAACAATTCCCTGGCCGGCGAGCTCAAGACCTTCTATGACACAGAGCTCCTGGAGAATGCCCGCGTTGAGCTGTACTACGCGCAGTTCGGCAAGAAGCAGCCGCTGCCCGGCGGGCGCGGCAAGACCGTGGAATGGCGCAAGTGGAACACCTTCGCCCGCGCTACGCAGCTGGTTGAAGGCGTGATCCCCACCGGCCAGAAGTTCGGCATGACCAGCAAGACGGCCAGCATCAACCAGTTCGGCACCTACGCCACCGTTTCCGACCAGCTTGAGCTGCACGCCTATGATGACGTGATCCTGGGCGCGACCGAGGAAATGGGCGCCAGCGCCGCCGAGACCCAGGAAGTGCTGATCCGCGATGCGCTGTACACCAACACCAACGTGATGTACTGCGATGTCATCAAGAACAACGCCTACGTTTCCACCCCCACGGCGAACGGCGGGCTGTTCCATGACAGCACCAACGGCTACGCCTACCTGACCCCGGACATGGTGGCCAAGGCTGTCACGAAGATGAAGAAAGACCGCGTGCCCACCATCAACGGCAAATACGTGGCCGTGATCCATCCCAGCGTGGCTTATGACCTGCGGAAGGCGGACGGCTGGAACGATGCCCACAAGTATGCCCGCCCTGAAGAGATCTTCAACGGCGAAATCGGTGAGCTGCACGGCATGCGCTTCGTGGAAGACGTATTCGCGCCCGTGATCAAGGGCGAAGACCTGGCTTCCGACAGCCGCAGCCTGGCGATCAACTACGCCGA